CAAAAACTTCAAAACTTACTACCGAAGAAATAACTGAACTTAATGAACTTCGTATTAAAACAAGTGAACTCACTTTTCAAAGAGGACAATTAGGTATAGCGGAAGATAATATTAAAAGGCAACTTAATCAATTAGCTGAAAGTTTTAACGAATTATATGCAAGTGAAACAGAAATCTCTTCAAAATTATTTAGTAAGTATGGTAAGGGAGAAGTTAATCTAGAAGAAGGAACTATTACTACTACCGAAGAATAATTTTTATAGGGTTCGACCTTCTTTTAGATATTTATTATTGGCTTTCACCTTGTCTATGTTTTGACGAGAGAATCCATATTTATATACAACACAAATAACTAAAAGATAATGGCCGAACAAATAGTATCACCGGGAGTATTTCAAAGAGAAACCGATCAATCGTTCATAACACCTGCTCCAGTAGAAGTAGGTGCCGCAATCGTTGGTCCTACAGCAAAAGGGCCTGTAGAATTTCCAACTGTAGTAACTTCATTTGCAGATTATAAAAATAAATTTGGAACAATTTTTACTTCAGGTTCTGATAATTTAGAATTTTTTACATCAATAGCAGCCCAAAAATATTTTTCTAATGGTGGTAGAAGTTTATTAGTTACTAGAGTAGTCTCAGGATCTGGAAGTGACTGGGATAGAGCCACTAGTACCCATATTTCTGCTTCTGATAAATTATCTACACAACCTTTTTCCTTACAAACTATAGGTGAAGGTACTGTATTTAATAACTCTACAGGATTAACTGATGGAGGTCAACAATTTAAGGATGGATCTTTAGCAACAGGATCTAAAGATAATTTAAGATGGGAAATTAGTGGTATTAATAATACCGCAGGTACTTTTAATTTAAGTATTAGAAGGGGCGATGATAATACTAATAATAAAATTATCTTAGAAACTTTTATAGGATGTAGTTTAGATCCTAAATCTGATAATTATATATCTAAAGTAGTAGGTGATCAATATGCTTCAACCACTACAGAAGAAGGCCAAACATTTGTTAGAATCAATGGTGAATACCCAAATAAATCTAAATTTGTATTTATACAAAGAGTAAACCTATCTACTCCTGATTATTTACAACTAGATGGCACAGTAGGAAATGATGCAGGTGGTACTTCTTATAGTGCTAGCCTTCCTACAGCTACAAGTGGTGCATTCCAGGGGGCTACTGGTACTAATCTCCCAACGTATGCGGGAGGTTTAAAAACTTTTGATGGAATTACTGATACTAATTCACAAGGACTTGTAGGATCTGACTATACAACTGCTTTAAATATCCTTAAAAACAAAGACGAGTATAGGTTTGCTACTCTTACTATTCCGGGTATGTACCAAGCAGGAACATCTCATGCAACAGCAGTAGCAAGTGCTATTGAATTATGCGAAGGAAGAGGAGACGCTTTCCTTATAACTGACCTAGTAAAATACAATGCTTCTTTATCTACTGTAACTTCGGAAGCAGCTGAATTAAATACTAACTTCGCAGGTACTTATTGGCCCTGGGTTTCAGTCCCTTCAACTGAATTAGGTAAAAATGTATGGTGTCCTGCATCTGTAGTAATGCAGGGTGTATATGCTGCTAATGATAGAATAGCAGCACCATGGTTTGCCCCCGCGGGTTTAAATAGAGGTGGATTACCCGTAGTAAGAACCGAATATAAGTTAACACAAGCTTTAAGAGATACACTTTATGATAATAAAGTAAACCCAATTGCAACCTTCCCAAGAGTAGGTCCTGTTGCCTATGGTCAGAAAACACTACAAAAGAAAGCAAGTGCACTTGATCGTATTAATGTAAGAAGATTATTAATCTCTCTAAAGAACTTTATTGGAGATACTTCTAAAAACTTAGTATTTGAACAAAATACAACTGTTACTAGAAATAAATTCTTAAATGCTGTTAACCCATTCTTAGAATCAGTACAACAAAGACAAGGTTTATTTGCCTTTAGAGTCGTAATGGATGAAACAAACAATACAGCCGAAGCTATTGATAGAAATCAGTTAGTAGGACAGATATTTATTCAACCAACTAAAACAGCTGAATTTATAATCTTAGATTATACAATCCAACCAACAGGTGCAACATTTAACGACTAAAAACTTAGGTTTAACATATTTATAACAAAACAACACAACAATGGCAATATTAAGTTCAGCAGATATGTTCTACACAGCTTACGAACCTAAGCTGCAAAATAGATTTATATTCTATATAGACGGTATTCCTGCTTATCTCATTAAATCAGCAGATAAACCCAAATATACCGCAGAAGAAGTGGTTCTTGACCACATTAACGTGAAAAGAAAAGTTAAAGGTAAATCCGATTGGAGTACCATTAACTGTACACTATATGATCCTGTAACTCCTTCAGGTGCACAAGCAGTAATGGAGTGGGTTCGTCTACATCACGAATCTGTAACAGGTAGAGATGGTTACTCTGACTTCTATAAAAAAGATGTTAGATTTAACACATTAGGCCCTGTTGGTGACGTTGTTGAAGAATGGATTTGTAAAGGTGCTTACGTTACGAATGCTGAATTTGGGTCGGGTGATTGGACTTCATCTACCCCAATGGAAATCAGCTTAACCATTGCCATGGATTATGCAATCTTGAATTACTAAGATTCTTAACATAAATAAATTAAGAGGTGCGCAAGCACCTCTTTTTTTTACATATGTATATGCAAACATATAAAGTTGTAACAAATGGAAAACCAATCAATGTTCCCTACTGAGGAAGTTACTTTACCCTCTAAAGGTTTAATTTACCCACCTGAAAATCCACTATCAAAGGGTACTCTTGAAATGAAATATATGACTGCAAAGGAAGAAGATATCCTAACTAATGATAGTTATATTAAAAATGGCACTGTAATTGATAAATTACTTCAATCTCTTATAGTAACCCCAATTAATTATAATGATTTAATTGTAGGTGATAAAAATGCAATTATGATTGCTGCTCGTGTATTAGGATATGGTAAAGATTACTCATTTACATTAGAGGATGAAGAACATACTGTAGATTTAACAGAAGTAAACGATAGAGAGTTACAAGAAGAGCATCTATTAGAGAAAGGCAAAAATGAATTTAGTTTTTTACTTCCTACTATTCAAAAGAACATTACTTTTAAGATATTAACTCATGGTGATGAGAAAAAAGTTGAAACTGAAGTAAAAGGTCTTAAAAAAATTGACAAAAAATCCTCAGCTGAATATTCAACTCGTTTAAAACACATGATATTATCTGTTGAAGGTGATTATGAGCGTAAAACAGTACGCCAATTTGTTGATAATCAATTATTAGCTAGAGATTCAAGAGCACTAAGAGAATACATTAAAGAAATACAGCCTGATGTTGACTTGACTTTTGATCTTGAAAATGAAGCTGGAGACGTGAAAGGCGTTCGGATCCCAATTGGGATCACGTTTTTTTGGCCTGACACCGAGCTATAAATTCGACGTTTATAATGAAATTCATGACCTAGTATATTACGGGAAGGGAGGATTTCTATATTCTGAAGTATATAATATGCCTATTCACATTAGGAGATACCACATTAGAAAAATTAATGAAGTTCATACTAAACAAAACGAAGAGCATAATAAACAGATGGCTAAAATCAACCAACAATCAAAACAAACCTCTAAGGCACCAAGGTTTAATAAAGGGATTCCTTCTTAATATTTATAACCATACCCTTAATATAAATGGCAGACTTAGGAGATACAGCAGGCAAAGCAAAAGAAGCTTTTGGGGAAATAGAAGATTTAGTTAAATTACTAAATGAAAGGCTAGAAGATTCTACCGATTATGCAACAGATTTTGTTGATGCTCTAAAAGAAGGTGAAAAATTAGCGAATAGTATGGCTAAACTTGCTCAAAGAAGCGCTTTAGATCATAAAAATGCTGCTGACTTCCAAAAAACCGCAAATTTTGCTGCTAAAAAAGCCCTTGAGTCTAAAAAACTTGCTAATAAGCTTGATGATGAAGCTAAAAAATTAGCTGAAGCAGCTGCTAAAGCTTCAGATAAAGATAAAGGTAGACTTGAACAAATGGCTAAAAGAGCCAAACAAGCTGCTAATGAAACAAGAAATTTACAAGAAGGATTTGCTGGGGCAGCAGCTCAAGCTAGGTTAATGGCTAGAGCTCTAGAAATAGGAACCGCTGTGTTGGATGCTATGTTTACAGGGTTAATGAAAGCGGACGAGGAAGCTGCAAAACTAGCTAAGGATGTAAATTTAACTAAATCTGAAGCAAACGGTTTAAGACAAGAATTTGCCGCTGTAGCTTTAAATTCTGAAGAGTTGGCTATTACTACTAGTGGGTTAGTTGAATCTTTTGGACTACTTAATGAACAATTAGGAACTGCCCAAAAGTTTAGCATGTCTACTGTTGGTACTTTTACTAAACTAACTAAACTAGTTGGAATATCTGCTGAATCTGCAGGTAACTTAGCTTTTGCTGCTGAGAGAAGTGGTGCTAATTTTAGGGAAGTTGAAGAAAATGTTTTAGCAACTTCACATGAATTACAACGCGGGGCAGGAATTGCATTAAATATGCAAGGCATTCTTGAAGCCACGGGTAAAGTTACAGGACAGTTAAGAGCCCAGTTAGGAGCTAATCCTGAATTAATAGCTGAAGCAGTTACAAAAGCTAAATTATTAGGAGCAGAAATTGATGATATTGTAAGTGCAAGTAAAGCTTTATTAGAATTTGAATCAAGTATTGAATCTGAATTAGAAGCTGAATTATTAACAGGTAAACAACTTAATCTTGAAAGAGCAAGAGCAGCTGCCCTAGCAGGTGACCAAGCAACATTAGCTGATGAGTTAGCTAAAAATATGGGTTCATTTACTGATTTTACTAAAATGAACACCCTACAGCAAGATGCATTAGCTAAATCAATGGGTATGCAAACCGACCAATTAGCTGATATGCTCTTTAAGCAAGAAACAATGGGTATGAACGCTGAACAACTTAGAGCAGTTGGTAAAGGTGAGTTAGCAGATAGATTAGAACAAGTTTCTGCTCAAGAAAAATTAAATTTAGCACAAGAAAAATTCCAAAGCCTATTAGGTGATGTAGCAGCAGCTGCTTTACCTATAGTAGATGCTTTTGCTACAGCATTTGATTTTATAGGAAAAACAAAAGCCGTATTAGTACCTTTAGTTGGGGTTATGACCGCATTAGCTGCGGCTGCAGGTATGTTTGCCGCAAAAGCAGCTTTAGGTGCTGCTAAAAGTATAATAGAAGCCGCAGCTAAAACTTTTGGTAGTTTTGCTGGTATACCTTTTGGTCTTGGTATTCCTTTAGCCATTGGTGCTGTTGCTAGTCTTTATTCTTTAATGAGAAGTGCACCTGATGTCCCTAAAATGGCACAAGGTGGTATTGTAAAACCTAGACCAGGTGGTACTTTAGCTACTATTGGTGAAGCTGGTCAGCCTGAGGCAGTAATTCCATTAAATAAAGCTAAACAAATGGGATTTGGTGGTGGTGGATCCGCACAGCCTGTAATAATACAAAATAATTGGGACGCATTTGCTGCATCTAGTGGTAGAGGTAGACGAGGATTAGGAGGAACTCAAGAACTTCAAGCAAGTCCTACATTTGCTTAATATTTATAATAAAACAACACAATTATGGCAATTAAAAATTTATCATCCCTTTATGACTTAATAGGTGGATTTGGCGAAGCCGATGGAGGTCCTGTAAACAATATGGAAAGCCAAACAGGACCTAACTTCCCTATAGTAAATGGTTTAGAAAGAGGTGCTTACCCCTTTACTATTCCCGCAGGATCTAATTTACACGCTGGTCCTCTCCAAGATCAAGCTGGTAGATCATTAGTAGGCCCTAACTACACATACGCTTATGGTGGAGCTACTGGTATAGCATTTGCCCAATCAGGAGATGCCGATCTAGATCTAGAAGGTATTACCCCACCTCTTTACAAAAATACAGGTCCCGACGAAGGATTTTACGGATATTAATATGATTTATGGCGATATCGTTAAAAAATCTTTTATTAATCGCCGAAGAAACAGGCACAAACCCTAATGGTTCAAATTTTGAACAACGGTCTTTAGGGTATGGGGATAATGCTCCTTTAATAACTAAAGACTTACCAGCAGTAGAAAAAGAAACTAATGGTGCTTTAGGTTTAATAGGTGAAGTAACTGATAATTTTGTAAGGGGGGGAGCAATAGCATTAGGTAATGCTGTTATAGATGATCTAGCAAGATTAGGTAAATTACTAGTTAGACCTAATGGATTAGCTTGGGCGGGTGCTCAATTGGCTTTAGCCAGAACTAATCCCTTAGGACCTATATTACCACAAGAGGAAGGAGGAGGAGGTTTACTCCAACAATTAGCTGGCGGACCTCGAAACCGCCAAACACTCCCTATTAGTGTATTAGCAACCGCAGGTACAGGTGCTGCAGGTGTTAGATTTAGAAAAGATGGTTTAATAGATCTTAAATTTGAAAACGGGTTTAATTATGATCCCAATTTAGGAGGTCCTAAATATGAGTTTACGCTATTAGAATTAGCAAAAAATAATGCTGACGATACATCAGATTTTACTCTTTATGGAAAATACACTAACATATATGGGGGTGGATTTGAAGGACGAGAAGATTTAATATTAAGATATCCGGGGGGTGCCCATTCAACTTTTGGACTTGGGGATACTGAAATAAAGAGATACCAAGCAGACCCCTATAGAGGTTATTTACCTTTATTTAATCAGGGGTTATTTGAACTAAGACAAGGATCTAATACTACTAGAGCTAACTCAGGAGAATCTATAAATAATTATACTGACTATAGGGAAAAAACAGATCGTAAAAGCGAAATTAAACGTACTAGAATTAGTTTATATAATCTAGGAGACCCCGGTATTCCTGTAGAATTAAATGAAGATAACTCCTATGATGTTTTTGTACCTGGAACTGTAGATAGAATTACAGGAGCTAATATATTTAAAAGAGAAAATTTAGAAGATTTTAGTAGTACTTTTGAAGATTACATTAAATTTAAAATCGCTGTTGTAAATACTGAAAATCCTTTAAACGATAATGTTATATTATTTAGGGCATTTTTAGATAACATATCAGATAATTATTCAGGTGAATGGAATGATTACAAGTATAATGGTAGAGCAGAAAAATTTTATACATATGCTGGCTTTGATAGAAAAATTAGTTTTAGTTTTAAGATTCATACACAAACCAGACATGAACAAAGACCTCTATGGAGAAAATTAAATTATTTAGTAGCACAAACAGCACCAGAATATAAAAATAGAAGAATGAGAGGTGTATTTTCTCGTTTAACTATAGGGGACTGGATGAATGAAATCCCTGGATTTTTTACTAGTGTAGGCTTGGGCTGGTCTACAGCATACCCATGGGAAATTAGATATGATAAAAATGGAGCTGACGCAGATATAAATGAATACCCCCATATATTAGATGTTTCATGTGAATTCCAACCAGTACACAACTTTGCCCCTTCAAATAGCGTTACTACACCCTTTATATTACCCGAAATAGGAGTTAAAAACAGCAGAAGATATTCTCGTGTGGGGGATGATGAATTAGAGAATAATAATGGAAATTTTGTATCACTTGATGCAAACGATGCCATATAATAAATGAAAAGATTTGCCGAAATAAAACAATTACGAAATCGTCGAGGTAAAAAGTATTACATAAATACTGTTTTACCTGATGTGCCCCTAAGCCAAGATGATATATATATCATTACTCAAGACGGGGATCGTTTAGATAATTTAAGTTTTGAATTCTATAATGATACACAATTTTGGTGGGTAATTTTAGCTGCTAACCCAAATAAGCTACGTAAAGATAGCTATCATGTGGCTTTAGGAGAACAAATTAGAATCCCTGCTGACCCTATTAGATATATAAACTCATTTACAAATTTTAATAATAATCTTAGATGAGTATTTTTAAGGATACATTTAGAAAGTATGTTAGAGACCAAATATCACTTAGAGAAGAATTAATTGATATTGGTAATAATAATAACCGTTTTATTAATGAAGACGGTATAGATAAATTTAGTAGACTTAAAAGCGCTAAAAACATTAAATTACAAAGTGGCACTGTAATTAAAGATTTAGATGCAGGAGCCCACTTTACCTATACTTTAAATAAACAATGTATTCTTAGATTAACTTCTATGGTTGACTATGTTGAAAATGTTAATCTTGAAATTGGAGGGTTAGAAGGAGAACAAAGTTTTAATGCTTTAAGAGGAGCTGCCCTATCCCAAAATTTTATTTTAGAAGGAGGTATATTAAGTGATTTTGCTAGGGTAAAAGATGGAAATAAAATAACTAGAAGAGTAACTACTCCTAGAGATTCATTTCCTCGACCAGGGCAAAAAAGTAATTTAGGGTATGGTGATTTAGCTATTGGGGCTGATGCTTCAGGTGATGGGTATGGAATTGTTCCAATGCCCGGAATTATAGATGCTACTATTAGAACTAAATCTGCTTATGGTTCATTAAGAGAAGCTAAAATTAACTTTGAATGCCATAATAGAAGACAATTAGAAGTACTTGAAATGCTTTATATGAGGCCAGGATATATGGCTGTGTTAGAATGGGGGTGGACCCCTTACATTACTAATAACGGTGATATCTATAAAGGAAGAAGACTATTAGAAGATTTTTTTGCAGATACAGACGGTAAAAATTCTAGAATATATACTAATAACTTAACCCAAGAAGAAGTATTTTCAGGTATAAATAAATTAAAAGAATTTCATGATGGGAATTATGATGCGTTTTTAGGATTTGTTAAGAATTTTGGTTTCCAGGCTCGAGAAGATGGGGGGTTTAGTTGTTTTACTGAATTAATTTCTATAGGTGAAGTAATAGATAGTCTTAAAATACCTAACGTTTCTACACTTAATAGCTCAATACCTAATGTATTTGGGGGTGCCTCAACTAATGATGCTTTATCAGGTGGGGGTGATTCAAATATAAATGTTAAAGTTGGTAGTGGGACAAGTGGCCAAGCATTTGTAGATCAAGAAGTTTTTAATGAAGCTCTAGAAACAGGAATATTCCCACAGTATAACGGTTTAGTAGGATTAATTAAATCCTTAAGCAATTATGCTACTTTTAATGATTTTACCACTGAAGGAAGTAGTACATTTGCAACTTTAGAATACGAAGACCAAGCCATATCAGAAATATTTGATTTTCAAAACGAAGACCTTAAAAATGCCGCTTCAGACACAGAAAAAGAATTTTACAACGAGCAATTAAATATAGCTAGACAACAATCCCTAAATAATAACTATGGGGGTGGCAATCGTGTCAAGTATTTTTTAAGAGATTTAGTTAGATTCCAAACAACTAATTTGCAAACTTATTTAATAAAAGTTCTTGGCTTAAAAAATAAATCCGAAATAAGGGATTATATTATCCCTGTAGGGGGTAGAAAAGAAGGAGCTAGTGGGGTATTAGAATATAAGAACCCACAACCTTTTATTAGATGGGATGCTTTTTGTGCTTTGATTAATGAAAATCTAATAACTAAAGATGAAAAAACCAAACACCCCGTTCATTTAGTTACAGATAGATTATATGATACTGATGATCCTATAAAAGGTGTAACTAAATTAGATCCTCTCCTTCATGTCCCTATCAGTGATTATACTAGCACTCAAAATAATACTATATTAGACTTTTCTTGTGATGCTAATGTTTGTATTTTACCTGTCCAATTTGAAACTAACCCACTAGAAGCCGAAAATGGTTTTATAGATACTTTAGCAATTGAAGATAGTTTAGGATATCTACCTAATACTAGAAATTTTCCTGTAGATTATATAATAGGAACTTTTAGTAAAGATCGTCCAGTATATTATAAAGGCGAAGAAATATTTCATGACCCTGAAAACCCTGTACAACTAACTATTAATGATAAAGCTAGACGTATAGGAAGTATTTTTTTGAATATTAATATGCTTTCTAATATAGCAGAAAAAAACGCAGATAATGATGAATATACTTTAGGGAAATTTTTAAATGATATTTGGGGAGAAGTTAATAAAGTATCTT